CTAATTTGTATAAATAAAATTTCCACATATACAAAGGAGATAGAAACTGGTCAAATATAGAGTTTGCTCTAAGCAAGTTCTTCAAAAAGATTTGAAATTAGTTGATGCCCGAAAAGTACTTTCCAAATTAAATGAAGATAATGATGACGAAGAACTGCTGTATGAGTTAGAAAAATATACTGTACCTAAACCTAAAGTTATGAAAACTGTTTGGGTAAAGGACAAGGATTGTCCTAACCTTAGATTGCCAACAAGAAAAAGAATATAGACTTACCTTATAAATAACATTGTAAGGAGTCTAACTATGTCTGAAAATTATTTTATGGGTCTTGATGGCTTTGTTTGGTTTACTGGAGTTGTTGAGGATAGAAACGATCCAGAAGCTTTAGGTCGTGTTCGTGTTCGTTGTCTTGGATTTCATACAGAAAATTTAAATGACATTCCTACAAACAAGTTGCCATGGGCCCATGTTATGCTTCCAGTTACAAGTCCAGCTATGCAAGGATTAGGTCATAGTCCTTCTTTTCTTGTTGAGGGTTCTTGGGTAATTGGTTTCTTTAGAGATGCAATAGAAAAACAACAACCTATTATTATAGGAAGTTTGCCAGGCAAACCACTTGAAGCTCCAGATTATACATCTGGTTTTAATGATCCTCGTAGTCCTTATAGTGAACAACCCCAATATGCTGGGACTCCAACTTATGGGCCTTACCCAGTTGATGGTTTTGATATTACCATGCCATCTGGACATGACTTAGGTGAGTCTGATACAAATAGACTTGCACAAGGAGAAGCTTCAGAGTCACATGATGCACTTAGAACAAGAAGAGCTAATAGACAAACATCTATTCCAATTGCAACACAACCATTTCTTCCAACAGTATCAGATGAAGCAGTTTTAGAAACTCCTACTACTTTTGATGAACCACATCCAAAAGATATTGATTATAATTTAGAAGACGAAGAAGACTATGGAGTTTATCGTTCTGGTTTATATCCTTACAATCATGTGTTTGAATCTGAAGCTGGACACATCACAGAAATAGATGACACTCCAGGCGGAGAGAGAACTTTTCGTTCACACAGTTCTGGAACATACGAAGAAATAGTTGCTGATGGAACTAAGACAGTAAAAGTTATTGGTGATAATTATGAAATTATTATGGGTAACTCAAATGTTTATATTGATGGTGCAGTCAATCTAACAATCAAAGGAGATGTTCGACATCTTATAAAAGGTAATTATCATTTAGAGGTAGATGGAAACTATACGCAAAAGATACATAAGAATATGCGTACAAGAATTGGAGCAAGTGATCCTGGCGGTAACTTAGAAGAAGTTATAAGTGGTGGATATACTTATAACATAGAAGATAAAGTGATGGGTAGGATTGGTAGTGATTCAAGAATTACCACAGAGGGTAATGAATTTAAAACTAACATGGGAGAGTATGATTTAAGTGTAACAAGTAACATAACTGCGATTAGTGTAACTGGTAAGATGCAACTAACTGCTAATGCTGAAGAAGGAATTGCACTTTCTGCTTCCTCTGGTATTGTTGCAGTTACAAGTGGAACAACAACAACTATAAAATCTGCGACACTTATGACAATTAAGTCTGAAACAGATATTGATATAGATGCAGTAAATATTGATATGGATGCAACAACACTAACAGATATTACTGCACCAACTGTTGACATAAATGGTTCAACAGCGATTAACTTGAACTAGGAGAACTTATGCCAGGAATATGTAGAAATGGAGTAGATTCTGCTGGTGCAGCTTTAATTGCATCACAAAGTAAAGTAAAGGCAAATGGAGCTGCAGTAGTGGTTCATGGGGATGATGTTACAGGTCATGCACCACCAGTAATTCATGCGGCACCAACTATGATTGCTGGTTCTAATAATGTTTTTATCGGAGGTATTGCAGTTTGTAATGCTGGAGATGCAGCCACTTGTGGTCATACTGCGAGTGGTTCATCAGATGTGAATGTAGGAGATTAAAAATGGCTAAACCTCAACCAGATAAATGTGGTGCAAATGAACTTTTAGATAATGTGCAAAATAAAACTGAAGATGTAAAAAATAAAATAACAGAACAATTAGGTTTAGGAGCAGATGCATCTACAATAAGAGATAATCTTAAAGAACTTCTTTCCCCTTTAGACCAAGTAATGACAGAGGTTGCACCAAAGTTAGCTGCAATACCACCAGTAAGTTTACAAGGTGGAATAAAAGATTTTATTAGTGGGTTTGATGCTAAAAAGATTGCAACTCCAAGTGGTAAAAATGAAGCAGCAGGTAAACTTGCATTATTGGAAAAAGACTTTGGCCCAAAACTTAAAGACAAAGGTTTAAATTTAAACGATTTAATAAAACAAGCAGGGGGTGCATTAGGTCAAGACATTGATACAAATGCTATAAGTGCTGGAATTGCAACTGATTCTGCCGCAGCTGCAAGTTTTTTATCTGGAACTGGAGAGGGTTCATTAACTGGAGAATTATCATCTGCTTTTGGTATTAGTACAGGCGATGCAAGTAATTTGGCTGGTGGGTTGACTGGTGGAACTAACCCACTTACTAACTTTGGTTCTATTGGTGATAAACTTGGACTTGGTGGTGGAAGTGTGCAAGAAAATAATGCAGGCCTCCTTTCTACAGTTACCAGTTTAACTGGTGGTGGTCTTGAAGGACAAGCAACATCACTAACTGCACTAAAAAATTCTGCAACTGGAGCTCCACTTACGTTCTGTGAAATTAGTGCTGGACAAGGTGGATTTACTATTCCTAATATAGAAATACCAGCAGACCTTAGTGGTAGTGGTATTACTCAAGAAGAAAGAGAAGTAAGGTCTTCAACTGGGTTGTTAGTTATTTCTGTAAGAGATGAGTATAAAGAAATTACATCAGTTCAAGGTAAAAGAGAGGGAAGTCCTTTTTTTAATAATATTCAAGGTTGGAAAATTTCACCAACAAATACTGGAATAGTTTTGTTACCAGCTTATAAAGAAGGTGAAAAAAATTGGGCAGAAGTAGTAGTAAAATATATTGTAGAGTTAGTAAAAGAAAAGTCAGTTGAAATAACACAAGCAGATACTAACGAAGCAAAAGAAAAGGTAACACCAGTTACAACAAATGTAAATGCATTTGCTAAAAAAACTGATTTTAAATTAGGTAGTCTTTTTAAAAAATTTGATAATACTTTGATTGGAAAGGGTAGTGATAAAGCAGAATCATCTATACTTTCTTTAATTAATAATCTTCCACCAGACTTAAAAGAAAAGGCAGAAAAAGATTTAGCAGAAGCCAAAGTAGAACGAGCAAAACTTCTTGCAGACCCACTTAATTATAAACCAAAAACAATTCCAGACGCCGGAGGGGGGAAACCAAAAGTAGTTGAAGTTGTGACACCAGAGGTTCAAAATAAAGTAACAACTGAAACTGTAACTAAACCTAATCCGAAAACAAAAAAGGAAGAAACTGTAGAAGTAAAAAAAACTGAAAAATCAACAATATCAATTAAAGGTATTGCTATGAGGCAAGTTGTCATACAAGAAAAATTTGCTCGACCAACATTAAAGTCAAGTTTTTCTAGAAATGATTGGAAACCAGTTGACGATTTTTCAAAACTTACATTAAAACATAAACCATATACTTTTGTTCAAATATGGGCTGGTTCTAAAAATGAAAAAGGTGAATCAGAAACTAAACCATCCAGACTTAGCCAAGAGTGGGATGGTTCAATACCAATTCAGACAAACAGTTATTCTGGAGAAGATTCACTTATATGGAAACCGAGTTATGTTATACCTGGCAAGGATGAAAAATATATTGAAATTACAGGCAGATATGAAAAAGATTTGAATGATGGGAAAAACACTTTTGTTGCTTATGATCTTGATATAAACAAATATAATGCATTGAAAATTAAGTATATAAAATTAGAAGCAATTGACCCAAATTTTAAAGGTTAGTCGTTATAAATAAAAGATAAACTAGGAGTCCATAATAATGGTTCAATACTTTGATGCACAATCACAAAACAACAATGGTAGAAGTGCTAGAAAATATTCAGATTTAGATTTATTCTTTGGAAAGAAATCATCTAACTCTGATGTAAGTGATGTGGTGGATATACAAGCTGTAAAGCGTTCTATTCGTAATCTCGTTTTGACAAACACTTATGAAAAACCTTTTCATCCAGAAATTTCATCTGGTGTAAGAGGTATGCTTTTTGAATTAATGACTCCAGTAACAGCAATAATTCTTTCTAAAAAAATAGAAGATGTAATTATTAACTTTGAACCAAGAGCAAGATTAATTAGTGTCACTTCATTACCAGACTTAGATAGAAATTTGTATGAAGTTAGTATAGAATTTTATGTTGTAAACGCACCCACAGAATTAGTTGACTTAACTATATTTTTAGAGAGATTACGATAATGGCTGTAAATAAAACAAGACTTAGAGTCACAGAACTTGACTTTGATGATATTAAAGATAATTTAAAGACTTATTTAAAAGGTCAAAATCAATTTAAAGATTATGACTTTGAGGGTTCTGGTATGAACATTCTTTTAGATACTCTTGCATATAATACCCACTACCTAGCATTCAACGCTAACATGGTTGCAAATGAAATGTTTTTAGATAGTTCTAGTTTGCGTTCTAGTGTTGTATCTCATGCAAAGACTTTGGGTTATGAAGTTGGTTCTGCAAGAGCTCCTACTGCAACACTAAACATCAATTTATCCACGACTGTAGCTACAAAAACAATGTCAGCTGGAACTGCATTTACAGCAACAGTAGATGGAACAAGTTATCAGTTTGTTACAATTTCTGATGTAACTTCTACTAATACTGGAAACAATATTCCTTTTGATAATGTTACTGTTTATGAGGGAACTTTTGTAACCTCTAAATATCTTGTAGATACATCTGATGTAGAACAAAGGTTTATATTAACAGACCCACGATCTGATACAACAACTCTTACTGTTAAAGTTCAAAACTCTAGTTCAGATACAACAACTACAACTTATACAAAAGCAACAGATATAACTCAACTTTCTACATCATCTACTGTTTATTATTTACAAGAAATAGAGGCTGGAAGATTTGAAGTTTACTTTGGAGATGGAGTTGTAAGTCAAGCATTATCAGATGGAAACATAGTTCAACTTCAATATGTAGTTACAAACAAAACCGAAGCAAATGGGGCATCTACTTTTTCATCACCATCTTCAATTGATGGTGTTACTGGAATTACTGTAACAACTGTGGCTTCTGCTTCTGGTGGTGCAGAATCAGAAAGTATTCAATCAATAAAATTAAATGCACCACTTGATTATTCATCTCAAGGTCGTGCAGTTACAACAAAAGATTATGAAGTTTATGTGAAACGATTATTTCCAACCACACAGGCTGTTTCAGTTTGGGGTGGAGAAGATGGTAGTTATGATTCAAGTACTGGTGTAAGTTCTACTCCAGAGTATGGTAAAGTTTTTATATCTGTAAAATCTACAACTGGAGTTGATTTAACCTCTGCACAAAAAACAAATTTAGAAACTGCACTTGCACCTTATAAGGTTGCATCTATAACTCCAGTAGTTGTTGATGCAGAAACTACAAGTCTTATATTGGGTATTACTATAATGTATGATTCAAGTGCAACGACTTATACTGCTAGTCAGATTGCATCACTAGTTTCAACCACAGTTTCAAATTATAATGATACTGATTTACAAACATTTAATACACCATTTAGACATTCAAAATTATTAGGGTTAATTGATAATACAGACACATCAATTTTAAATAGTGTTGCAACTGTTACAATGGCAAAATTCTTTACACCAACATTATCTACATCAACGGATTATAGAATTAATTTTAATAATAAGTTTTATAATCCACATTCTGGACACAATGCAAGTGCTGGTGGTATTATTGCATCTACTGGATTTTATTTAAATAGTGTAACAACTACAACATATTTCTTTGATGATGATGGTGTTGGTAATCTTAGAATATACTCTCTT